CGAAACAAAAACAAGAGGTTATAACTTAAGGGATGAGGAAGATTACGATACCCCAGTTTCGAGTGAACCCCATTTTATTTAATATAGGAGATATCATGCCACAAGTACCAACATACATACGACAAGGAGATTGGGATAGCTATATAGCTATACAGTCACAAGGTAAATGGCCTGAGTTTATTCATAATGCATTACATAAAGAAGCCTATCCATTACTTGAAGTAACTCCTGGTAAACAATGGACTGATGATAAGATATCTACGCCTACTATTCCAGAGATTCTTGTAGATAAACCTAAAGTAATTAAATCGTCCAAAGATATCCCTAAGGTTATTAAATCTGTAGAAGTGTTCCCTGACTTTCTATCTAAGTCACACTCAGCTAGGAAAAAGAAGTGATTAATTTATACTTCCCCTACCTCATAGCTGTTATTATCGGTATCACTCTCGGTGCTATACTTGACTCATGGATACCCGCCAACAGGCTCTAATACAAATAGCTCAGAAGTGTCGATGGGATTTATTTTATCTGTGTAAGTATATTCTCCATTATGATTTGATGGAGTTAGAAGTCCACGGAGACGTCTGTAAATACGCAGAAGCTCTCTATCCTGCACACCCGGAAGACTGGGTTCCACCGGAAGAAAAAAGCGGTAAGGAATTAGAGGATGAATTCCATCACGGCAATACTAACCTCATGCTTCTTCTTCCTAGAGGCTCATTTAAAAGCTCTGTGGTCACGATAGGCTTCGCATTACAGAATATCCTACACGACCCGAATATAAGGATTCTAATAGACTCAGAGACGTTCTCTAAGTCAAAGGCTTTCCTCGCGGAGATTAAAGGTCACCTCGAATCTAACGAAGAATTCCGAGAGATATTTAAAACCATTCACGGAGTCTTCCCGAATGAAGGTAGGAAGAAAGAACTACTGTGGTCTGATTCTCAGATTAACCTTTCTTGTCGGAACCGTCCAAGGAAAGAACCAACCTTCTCTTGTGCCGGGATTGACGTTACCAAGAACGGGATGCACTACGACCTTATAATCTTTGACGATTTACATTCAGAGAATAACGTTACGAATAAGGAACAAATAGATAAAGTTAAAGACCACTGGCGACTTTCCTACTCTCTCTTAGACCCAGGAAAGCCCATGATTGTTATCGGAACCCGCTGGCACTTTGACGACCTATATCAGTTAATCCTAGACGAACACCGTGAGGAATTTAATATCTTAGTCCGAAGAGCTATCTTAGATGACGGGAAGGCGTGGTTTAAATCCCGACTTCCCTTGTCTGAATTAACGAAGATTAGAAGCAAGCAAGGCTCCGCTCACTTCTCACGTCAGTATATGAACGAACCGATAGACGATGAGACTGCTACGTTTAAACACAAAGACTTCCACCGGAAACAATGGAAAGAAGTCGCAGATATCCCGATTAACTGGTGTCTGACGATAGACCCGTCGTATAAAGGGGAATACTCAGACTACGCAGCTTTCGTTATAGGAGGAATGGACTACCAACGAAATCTTTATATCAGGCACATTACCAGGGCGAAGATGACTTACTCGGAAATCATTAACGAGACCTTTAAATTAAACAATCTCTTCTGGCCTAAAATGATAGCCATAGAAACGGTTGGAGCGCAGAAGTCGATAATGTACGAGTTTACCAACGAACAGAAGCGCAGAGGCACCTGGCTGCCCTTACAGGAGGTAAAGCAACGAACAGTGAGTAAGGAAGAACGTATCCGTGCTTTAGCTCCCTTTTATGAATACGGACATATCTTTCACATTACCGAGTGTCCCCAGTTAGATGAATTAGAGTATGAACTCTTAAAGTTCCCCTCCGGTAAGCATGATGACGTTGCTGACGCTACCGCTACTTTATTAGATTTTCTTTCTCCGCCTAATCCCAAAGCTAGACAGTTTAGGGATAAGGATGAAGACGACCCCAGAAGTAAACGAAGAAGTCTATTTAAACCACGAAGTATTATTACGGGCGTATGATACAATAGATTTAGCTTTTAGGTTCGCTCAGAAACTAATCGCTGTATAAAGAAAAACCCCACTATTTTGGTGGGGTAGATTCGCTCAGATACATAGTACCATAACGAATCAACTTTATGCAAATACATTCTTAGCTAACAGTTCTCAGCCTGTACTAAAACTGAATTAAAATCTTTGAGTGGAGACCAAAACCCAGGCTACGTCCGTGCGACCTGACGACCTGGCTCCGGCTTGCACTCAAAGTAAAGACAGTCTACGAATCACCACAAACCTATAGCCTACCGGAGGTAAAGGTCGCCCTATTGCTTTTGTTTGTTATACTGAGTACATAAACTAAAGGAGTTCATATGCCTTCATTATCATGGTTAGCAGAAATAGTTTTCTTCGGTGCTTATTTCATTGCCTGGTTAGCAAAGCAAATCCCTCACACAGGTTGGCTTGACGCTACAGCGATTGCAGCTGTCGTAATTGCAGTTCTTATCTTAGTAGACAATGGTCGTCCTTACTTGGACCGACGTAACCACCCAGTAGCGTAATGTTATACACAATCCTAATCGTCGTAGTAATTATCTGTGCTATTGTTTGGCTCGTTCGTAGGTAGGGACACTTTAAGAACTATGTAGATTGTGCTTGACTTGGATATATGCCTAACGCCAATATCCCTCAAGCAAACAACAATAACTATACCGACCCAGCAACTATAAAGGTTGACCCTAATTATCCTGTTCCAACTAAGGGTACAGGTTATAATCCTACAAATAAAAAAGAGAGAGAAGTTCGCAGACAAACCTATATTCGCTTTTATCAGATGCGTGATAACGACTGGCGAAGTGAAGCTGAACGTGAGTGGGAAATGGCTGATAAAGAGTATCAGTTATGGATGAGTGACACGGCCTATCAGAATATGACGACTCAGGTTACGACGGGGAATCAGTTTAATTACACCTATCCCACTCAGAATATTGGCGACCCTGATGAGACTAGAAGTCATCTAAAACTTCCAGATGCTTTCGCGTCTATTCAGTCGCACATGCAAGAGACTATCGCCAGGAAGAGCCGTCCTACTCTTACAGGAACTGAATCTAGTGACGAACCAAGAGAAGAGTTCGCTAATTCAATCATGAACTACAACATGAATAACACGAATTACGACTATCACTGGTACATGGCAGGACTAGCCGCAGCAATTAGGGGTACGAGTGTTCTCCGGGACTACTACCGAGAAGAAACTCGATGGGTAAATGACTTGGATGATGTTGATGATGAAGGAAATTTGACATTCAAGAAGCGGAAAATCGTTGACTTTGACGATGATATGACTGAATGGATACCGAATGAGTTCGCTTATTTTGATGAAAAGGCTCGTCAAATAGATTACGCCAATGACTGGGTGTATCGGGAAATTATTAATATTAGAGACTTTCAGCGGATATACGGCCAGAAAAAGGACTTTATTAACCAGGATTACGTCACGAGAGGTGGGGAAACTACTACGAGAAGCTTCTTTAAGTTACCAAAAGACATCACCGGGAATGATGTAGAAGTTCTTCACTATGAGAATAAAGCTTTAGATGCCTACTGGGTAGTCGCGAATAACGTGGTAATTCACTACGGTCCTCTAAAAACGAAACACAAAGAATTATCTTGTGCTATTCGGTACTACTATCGTATTCCTGGAAGATTCTGGGGCATGGGTATTCCTAGAATCATTCACATGTTGGCTGAAGAGAGAAATTCTATCCGCAATATGAACATGGATAGACAGCACATGCAGTTAAACAAGATGTTCATCCATAATAATATGTACGATATTGACGAGGAAGACTTAGTGACTCGCCCTGGTGGTTTGATTTCTCTCGATACTAATGGTCAACCCTTAAATCAAGCACTTATACCTCTAGAATATGGGGACGTTCCGGCCTCTTATTTCAAGACTGACCAGATTATGATTCAGGATATCTCTCGAGCTATAGGAATTGACCTGGAAAAAGAGGAACAACCCTCTGCTACAGCTACGGCTGCCGCCCTGAAGCAAGAGAACTATCTGAAACGAATTGTCATGATAGCCCAACAGGACGAGATGGAAGCCATTATCCGTATCGGTAGACTGAAGTGGTCAAACATCCAGTTCTTTTATCCCCTGGGGCGCATGGATACTATCTATGAAGACGACGAAGAGAAGGACGAACAGGTCTTTAAGACCATTACGACTCAAGGTAAGAAGTACGACATCATAAACCAGAATGGTGTACCGACGCTACGCCTGGAAGATATTACCGGAGCTTCTTCATTTGAACTCAATAAGAAGATGGCGAAGTATATGGAGGGCAGTTTTGATATTTCTGTTGATGCAACGCAGTTTACGCCCTCGTCACGAGCTGTTCAGCAGACCAAAGTCACTGAACTGTATTCTTTGTTCATCGGAAATCCTCAGACCGCTGGACTTATGGACATCGGGAAATCAATGGCGAGAGTTTTGGAAGTCAATGATGAGAAGCCCAAGGATTGGCTGGCAGGCTTTAATCAAGACCCTGGAAGCGCCATGTTACAAGCAGAGACAGAAAACCGCGTCATGGCTGCTGGACAGCCCCTAGGCCCTACTCCAGGCGCTACAGAAGAACATACGTTAGTTCACATTATGTTCACTCAGTCTCAGGAATATAATACGCTCCTCCAGACGCACCCTGAGATTCGGCAGATATTTGCAAATCACATCATGGGCGAGCACGAAGCTAACCCCTCAACAGGGACAGCAGCGAGTGCTATGAGTGCTAACGGACTTGGTGGGAACGGTACGCCTGGACAACCTCCTGGTAATCCAGCCATGCAGTCACCGAACGCTACGAGTCCGAATGCTCAGGCTGCTCGGCCAACTCCACCGAATCAAATTGGTGAACTGCCTAACCTTCCAGCAGTCGGTTTGACCCCTCAAGGAGCTAACCAACCCACAGCACAAGCGGCAGATATTCAGGCCACGAATCTAAGTAAACCTGTTAGGACAGGCGTGTAGGGACACTTGTATACTATGAAAGGATATATATAAACTATGGCAGAGTTACCTCTAAAAGATAAGGAAGCTCTTGCAACGCTTTATGACTACCCAGAATTTAAAGCGCTTCAAAGATGGTCGGAAATGAAACGACTCAAGTGTGCCGAACAAATACTGGCAGTTGATATGAGTTCTGTCGGCAGCTCGGAACGCATAGCTATGTTGCAGGGTCAGGCCTCTGCACACCAGTTTATGCTTCTGGAACTAAAGAAGATTCATAAAGAAGCAAGCAAGGATTGATATCTGGAGAGCACCCCACCTTCTCTCCAGGTACCAGCACTTATGTTGGACTTGGAAAAAATCTAAGTTGACGGGAAAAAATCCCAAGGAGTTACCACATGGCAAAACTAACCGACAAACAAAAGGCAGCCGCAATACTAGGAGAGAACGTAGAGCCGGAAACGGCAGTCGAAACTCCCACCGAACCTGAAGCTCCTATTGAACCGGAAACTACGCCAGAGGCTGCGGAACCAGCGGAACCTGAATCTGAAGAGGAAAAACCTACTGAAGAGGAAGCAGAACCTGAAGAACCAGTCAGTTCTTTTACAAAGCAATTCCCTAATCTTAAAGGTGAAACTCTGGATGAGTACACGCCGGAACTAGAGAAGGCTTACGATAATTCGTTTAAAGAGTCGCTCCGTCTCGTCGAAGAGAATAAACAACTTCGCGCGCAGTTAGCTCAAGCCCCACAAGTTCCAACTCCTAATTCAGAACCCAATCCTCAAGCACCTGTTGCTCCGCCTAATCCTTTGTCTAATGCAATAGATGACCATCCTGCTATTCAGTATGCGAAGCCTATTGAACAGCGAGATATGTTCTCTGCTTTTGATAAGTTCAAAGTACAGTATCCGCAAGTTACTGAGAACTTTGACACATTCACTAAGGCAAGTGATGGAGTAAAAGCCGCTCTTGAAGTGACGCTTGGACGAGCACCTACCTTTGACGAACTATTCGATGGTATTGCTGGTACGCTACATTGGCAACCCGCGACAACTACGGCAAAGAAAGATGCTGCTATCAAAGCAGCTGGAAGCCTACAGTCTACCGCCAGTACAACGCCTGCACCACCAAAGCAATCGAAGGTACCAGAGAAGTCTGTAGAACTTTACCAAAAAATGTTCACCTCTAAGACTAGGGAAGAAGCTATAAAAGAATTATCTGAAGTTGTGTAACTCCACATTAATATTTTAAGGAGTTCATTATGTCTCAAACAGTTACTGCTGTTCAAGCCCCTGCTGCTATTGGACGTATTGACGGACATACTAATTACGCCTCTGCTGACTTTGTTGTCGCAAATGGTGTCACTATTAACGCAGGCGATTTCGTCTACTTTCTTACCGCTGGCACTGTTACTAACGCAACTGTTTCTCAGGCTCGTTTAATTGGTATGGCTGAAGGTACAGCCGTTGGCAACTCGACTGGTACTGTCACAGTTACCGTCTGCATTGACCGCAATATGAGATACCTGCTTAAGGGTAACTCAGTCTTTGGAACCGTTACTAACGGTGTTTCAACTGCTGTTGGTGCTTACTTTGATATTGCAGGTGCTACAGGCGCGCAACTCATTACTACCAGCTCACTCGGTGCTACTACAGGACAATTCCTGTGTCTCGGTGTTCCTGGTGTAACAGGTTTCCCTAGTCTTGGTTTGCAAGGTCTAACAGCAAATTTGTACGGTGTTTTCATTTTAATAAGTAGTGTACTTAACCCATACGTCGCGGGTTAGAAAGGATAATATATGGCATCACTACGACCAGAATGGCCAGACATCCTTGACCCTGCGTACCGTAAGATTTACGGTGACGAAATTCGTCAGCTTCCGCAGCAAACTTTTGTCCATTTTAATGTTGATACTTCGGTAAAGAACATTGAGAAGGATTCAAGTGCTACCGGACTCTCGAAGTTGGTTCAAACGTCTGAGAATCAGGCCATTACTTACGAAGATGAAGTTGAAGGTTTCAACGTAATCTATACCCACAAGAAGTTCACAAAAGGTACGTCAGTATCTCAGGAACTGTGGGAAGATGACCAGTTCGGGGTCATGCGCCGCAAGCCTCAAAACCTTGCTAACGCTAAAGTCCGAACTATAGAACAATTTGGTGCGGATATTCTAAACTATTCCTTCACCGCTGGTGGTGGTGGTTCAGCTCCGTTTGTCGGACCTGACTCCCAACCTTTGTTCTATAGCGCTCACCCTCGTGAAGATGGTGGAGCTACGCAAACGAACTACAACACAGCTGATTTAAGCGAAGACTCTATTGAGAACGCGCTTGTTACGATGCGAGCTACGCTCGATGGTAAAGGTCAGCTCATGTTAGTTAACCCGAAGACTCTCTTGGTACCTCCAGCTCTTGAAAAAGAAGCTCGTATCTTGATGGATTCGATGCAACGAACTGGTACGACCAACAACGACATCAACCCTTACAAGGGACGACTTGATGTTGCAGTTTGGGACTACTTAGGTTCAGCAGCTGGTGGTTCTGATACAGCTTGGTTCCTCTATGACAAGTCTGTTTCTGAACTTAACTGGTTTAACCGTTCTGACCTCGGTCTACAAGGACCTGACTGGGACTTCGATACAACTACTGCCCGTTGGAAGGTAGTCTGTCGTTGGAGTGCTGGTTGGTCTAACTGGCGCGGTTGGTTCGGCAGTAAGGGCGACAACTCTTAACATTAATTGTCTAGGTAAGGTGGTGGCACCTTTGTCGCCACCCCATCCCTAGC